CTTGGAGAAAGTGTTCATATTGGTGGGCAGCGTAAAGGTCTTGACACCGGGATCGTACAACACACCGTTGAACGGATCACCCGCCACGCCACCTACGAAGTTGCCCGAAAACACAACACGGTCTTCTTCCTTAGCCAACGCCTGAGCAAACAGAGTCGCCAGCAGGTTAGCGATGGCGATATTGGCATCATTCAGAAGCTCACTGGTCATGGGAACCAGCGCAGCCAGCTTCTTGATGGACATGCGGAACTCACCAAAGGCGGGCTGAGTCTGCGGAATGGTCTGGCCTTCCCCGATCCAGTACACCTGCACGCCGCCAGTCAGCTTCGGCATGATGATCTCGGTAGTACTCATGGGGATGATCGTGCAGCGCTGACGAGCCAGACCATACTGTTCCATGATGGAGATCAACGACGAGCGGTATTCGGGGCGGACCAGATAACCACCTTCCTGATCGCGTCCTTCAGTCATATCCTTGGCCCGATCATCATCCTTAACAAAGATGCTTTTAACCATGGTCACAAACTCACCAGCGACCTTGGCATCCTGGAACCCAGCCCCAGCCGTCAACAGCGTCGGGGTAGGCGCATCCAGCATCCGCTGTTCCAGCCAGTTAATCTTTTCTTGCAAAGCCTTAACTAAAGTGTCGTGGCCCTTGAACATGTCAATGGCCGAACGCACCGAAGTAGAAAACTCATCAATCTGTTTACGAACATCAGTATCCATCGTTGCATCACCTTTAAGCTGTAGCATTATTGAAATCGAATAAATTCTTAAGAGCTAGCAACTGGGTACAAATGTCCCTAGTATCTTGCTCAGGTTGCTCAGATTCTTCAGGAGTCGGCTCGCTCTGAGTTTTTAGCGTCGCCACGTCCGTCGATAGTTCTTCGAGCATACGAACGATCACTTGCAGACGAATCTTGACAGCAGTTTCCAATTCAGACATCTTGGACTCTACTGAATTAACCAAAGATTCGACCAAAGCCTTCAACTCAGGCTCATCGGGCGCATCACTGACATCAGACTTGCCAGGCTCAGTCGATTGGGCATTAAAATCCTTGCCTTCCCGAATAAGCTGTAACTGTTCTTGGGTATACTCTTTGCCCAGTTCGGGCGCAACCAATCCCAAATCTTGGTAATGGTGCGCCAAATGCTCATACACCGATTTCAGTTCATCAGAACTGGCGTGGATGTCTTTAACAGTTTTGTCTTGCCCCAGCAAAGTAGCCATGGACAAAAACACTCCCATTTTAGCCAATGCCAGCGACTTATCGGAAAGCGCAGTATGGTGCTGCAACTTGTAACTGGTATAAGAATCAGCCTTGCCAGAATTGAACCAAGCAAACGCTTTGGAAAACGCCGCCCAATTCATCTTTTCTTTGTCACCAGACGCATCTTCCGTACACGCCATTGACAACGTAGCCAATTCTACAACCGGATCGAAATCAAGCTCAAACGTCGCCGGGGCTTTTTCGTAAGGGACAACATTGCTGACAACAACTTCCTCGTCCATTCCCTTAACAAACGAGTTGATCAGACTAGTAATCGAGTTGACCTGCGCACTCAACTTGCTGTCCAAAATACCAGCCGCCGCCTTACTGTTGCCACTGCCCACGAACTTGCGAACCATTTCATCTTTCGCCCGTTGCAGCAACGCTTCGGGATTAGATGGGACAGGAACGGGGCTGATCTCCAAAAGCTCCCATTGGGGAATAATCCCATACGGACGCTCTGGGTAGTCATCCAAATTGATGGTCGTTTTACTACCATCGGGCAACTCAACTTCAAGCGACGTGATTTCTTTGGGCATGTCCCACGTCGGGATATACGCCTTGGGCCGGAATCCGACCGAGAACGCATTCATGAACCCAGTACGGTACATCTTTTCCAGGTTCTTGCCATTCTCATCATCATAAAACTCGAAATCGAATTTCACGGCAACATCAGTCACGTCAACAGACAACGCACGACCGACAGGAAGCTGACGAGAATTATGAATAAAGAGCATCACTGGATTCTTCATGAAGTTATCAATGATAACTCCACGCGGCACCAAAACCTCTTTATCAC